TGTACAGATTGCTTGCGGAGTTGCCTACGCCCAGGACGGTTCACACATAGTCTTACCATCAAATCAAAGACTTGAAGTACTGCAGGAAGTTATCGAAGAGTCCGAAGGTAAAGTCATTGTGTTTGTACCACTTACGGCAGTTTTAGAGCATGTGGCTGAGTATTTTAGCCATCATTGGGAAGTGGCTATTGTCCACGGAGAAACCTCAAAGAATGACAGAGACGAGATATTTAGGGCATTTCAGCAGTCACCAAACCCACATGTGTTGGTAGCTAACCCTGGAACTATGAGCCACGGGTTAACCCTAACGCAAGCTACAACAGTTGTATGGTACGCACCCGTACACAGTAACGATACATACGAGCAGGCATGTGCTCGAGTAAGAAGGCCGGGGCAAACCCGAACAACAGTAATTGTGCATGTTGCTGGGTCTGAGATTGAACGTAGGATTTATGAACGATTAAAGACCAAACAAAAAATGCAAGGTTTGCTTTTAGACATGATGAAAGAGGTAGGGTAAATCCCTATATAACATACACACGTTTAAGAGTATAGTAGTAACTACAGGAGGTATTATGAAACTTAGTGACTTAGTAGGAAAGTACATCGAGCTTCGAGATAAGAAATATGCACTCAAGCACGATTATGATTTTAAAGCGGCAAAGATAGATGAAGTATTAGATAAGATAGAAGCAAAGCTCTTAGAGACATTTGATAGTGCTGGCATGGATTCATGTAAGACAGAATTTGGCACTGCTTATTCCTCAACGAGAAGTACTGCTAGTGTGGCAGACCCCGAGACTTTTATGAAATACGTGGTCGAAAATCAAGAGTGGTCGTTGCTTGAAAAGCGAGTTGCAAAACTTGCAGTAGAGCAATTTAAAGCAGCAAATGGCGACATTCCTCCCGGTGTAAATTATCGTGAAGAACGTGTTGTCAATATTCGTAGATCGTAGTAACCTAGTAATCCAACAGGAGAAATGGCAATTATGACTAATATAGTCCCTTTTGAGTCGAGTAATTTACCGGCTTACATTAAAGCATCAAATGTTTCTGAATTAAATCAAGATCTTACATCACACGCAAGTAGTGGTTTCCCCATTATGAGCATTAAAGGTAAGTTGTTTACTGTAGTACGAGGTGATGATCGTAAAGTTTTACCCAATCCAAAAGACCCTGATAGCCCAGCAACTGCCATTGACGTGGTAATTGTCAAGGCTAACAAAGGAACATCAAAAGTGTTCTACGCTAGCGGATACTCCGAGGGTGGCGAGGCTAAAAAGCCTGACTGCTTCTCAAACCATGGCGATAGGCCTGATCCAAGTTCTAAGTCGCCTCAAGCCAAGTCTTGTGCAGTATGCCCACATAATCAATGGGGTAGCAAGATTGGCGACAACGGCGGTAAAGGCAAAGCATGTCAGGATAGCGTGCGTATTGCAGTATCATCTCCAGGGTTAATTAATGACCCAATGCTTCTGCGTGTACCACCTGCGTCTATTCGCTCATTGGGCGAATTAGGTCAGGCTTGCGCTAAGCGAGGTGTATCGTACAATATGGTCGTTACAAAGATTGCTTTTGAGCTTGAGTCACCAACACCTAAGCTGACATTTAAACCAATAGGATTGTTGTCAGAAGAAGCGTTTGCTCAGGTTGCAGAAGTTGCTAGCAGTGATGTAGTTAAAAACATCTTAGGGCCGGGGTTTACAGCTGAATCTGCTGAACCCGCTGAGAAAGCAATTGAGCAAGCAAAGGCAACAAGTAAGGCTGTTTACCCAGCAATTACTCCGAAAGAACCAGAAGCAGCGCCTGTCGAGGCAAAGCCTGTAGCTAAAGAAAAACCAAAAGCAAAAGTTGCTGAGGTCGATGTTAGCGGATTAAACTTAGATGATTTAAACTTCGACGACTAAAATCATGCCTCTTGCAGATGGGCGGGGCGCAGCAGCCCCAAATGTCCTCCCTCCCCTTCACGGGGATCAGCCTTGACGTCAAGGGCAATCTGCTAAAGACGTGACATTCCGGAGAGACGGAAATAACTTAGGAGCATTAAATGAACGTACAGTTAGAACAAAGAAAAATTGCTGGAGTCGTAATTGAAGTAAGTCAAATATTGGCGGACAAAGGTTTTAACAGAGGTGAAATTATTATAGGTTTATCAGAGTTAATTGGCAGATTAATTGTTGATTCAGTAGAGGACACAATCCAAGCGGAAGAATTAACAAAGATTGTTGGTGGGCATATCTCCAAGACAATTGAAATCGGAATTCAGGCAACTCAAAAGCGTATCGTAACTCCAGGGGGCTAAATGAACACCCTTGAGTTTTTTAAGGCGATATTACCCGCCGAGGGGGTTTACTTCCTCGCAATATTTAAACCGGGTACTAAAGCACCAGCGCACAAAGCTTTTACAAGTCTTGAGGATATGGCTCAAGCGGTGGCTGACATCGAGCAGAAAAACCCTACATGGACTACCTATCATGCGTGTGCTTCGTACCAAGAAAAATTTGTTGAAGTAGACGGCAAAAAGAAATACAGGGTTTCTCAAAACTGGGATAAAGCTAAAGCATTTTGGTGTGACATTGACTGCGGTCAAGACAAAGCAGACGAGGGTAAAGGCTATGCTACAAAAAGATTAGCGGCTGAAGCACTTGTTGGGTTTTGCAAACAGACTGGGTTTCCAGCACCGATGTTTATAGATTCCGGCAACGGAGTTCACTGCTATTGGCCTTTGAGTAAAGCAATACCTGCATCTGCATGGCAAAGAATGGCTGTGGCAATTAAGGCTTTATTTGACCATCATGGTTTGATTGTTGATCCATCTCGTACTGCTGACTTTGCGTCTATTCTTAGACCTGTTGGTTCTTTCCACAAGAAAGGTGAGCCTAAAGAAGTTATCTGCAAAAAGGTTATTGACCCAATAAACCCTAGTGAACTTGCAGCTAAGCTTAAAAGTCTTGTACAAGATCTAGAAGTTAAGAAGCCTGTGCAACAGTTTGAGGCTGACAACGATGACCTTTTAGCCCATGCCCCAGTAAGCCTACCAACTTCTGCAATTGAGATTGCTAAGAAATGTAATCAAGTTGCTGAGATGCGGGATATGCGTGGCGATGTTGGCTACGAGCATTGGAGGGGTGTAATTGGCATTATCAAACATTGCACCGAAGGTTCAGAACTAGCCCACGAATGGAGCTCAGGACACCCAAGTTACAGCCAAGAAGATACACAGTACAAGTTTGACTCTTGGAATACACCACCTGCTACATGTGAGTTTTTCTCTAAATGCAATCCAAAAGGTTGCGAGGGGTGCTCACACAAAGGCAAGATTACAACACCCATGGTTTTGGGTCGGATTGTAGAACAACAGAAAGAATTAGTAGTCGAAGCCAAGGTCGATGGCAAGACTATGGAGTTTCAGATTCCTGAGTTCCCAAAAGACTACAAGTATGAGAATGGTCAGATGGTTCGTTACATGCAAGATAAAGATGATATTTGGCATGCTTTCCCATTTGCACCTAATTTATTCTACCCTGTCCATCGAGTAAAGAAAGAAGATGACACTTTCAGCCTTAGACTTAGGTTACATTTGCCTGACAATCGAACTCGTGAATTTACTATTGATACTAGTCTTTTGGCTTCAACCCAGAAGTTATTGGACGGATTAGGCGATTACGAGCTTTTCCCACTAACAACTAAAGATGCACCAACTCATATGACTGCTTATTTACGACACTATTTAGAGAAGCTAAAAGCAGAAGCCGAAGAACTAAACACCATGACTTCGTTTGGTTGGAGAGAAGATTTCCAGTCATTCTTAATTGGTGACCGGCTATATCACAGAGATGGTACGATTCGTAAAGTTCTAACCGGTGGCTACGCTAAAGATAAAGAATCGTCTTTCCCAGCCCCACGAGGTACATCTGCGGGTTATGCTCAGGCTCTAGACTTTTTGTACAACAGACCTAATTTAGAATACCGCCAATATGTAGTCGGTTCAGCATTTGGTTCGGTGTTAACTCCATTAGGTGACTCGTTGTATAAAGGTCTGCTTGTGGCTATTACTGGCACAGAGACATCAAAAGGTAAGACCACGTTATGTCGTGCGGCATTGTATGCATTTGGTGACGCTGACAAGATGACCATTAAAACTGAGAAGGGTGCTACATTAAATGCACGTAACGCTCGTATGGGTACGTACAACAATATTCCTTTCTTATTTGATGAGCTTACCCACATTGACGCAGAAGAGTTTTCTCAGCTTGCCTACACCGTATCTTTAGGTGAGGAAAAAGACAGGCTTACTGTAACCCGTGGTAATAGCGGTACTCGTCTAGCAGCGTCATCCACATGGGCAATGAGTCCTTTTGTTACAGCAAATACAGACCTACATTCGATACTTGCAAGCCGTGGCGACACCCAAGCGGAAGCAGTTCGTTTGATCCAGATCCGTATTGACCAGTACAAAATGAGCGACTTACAAGGTAGCGAAGTTACCTCAGCCATGAAAATGATTGAACTGAATATGGGTGCAGCGGGCGAGGAGTACATTAAATACGTTGTGGCTCACCTTGATGAAGTTCTTGCAATAATGGCTAAGTGGGGTAAACGTATTGAGAAAGACGTGCCTGATTCTAAGTATCGTTTCTATCGTGCTCATGCAATCTGCTCTATGACAGGGCTTGAGATTACTAATCATCTAAAGATTACAAGTTTCAACCTTGACGCAGTTTACAAGTTTGCCTTAGACCTGTTCTCTGAATTAGCAGATGTTGTATCTCAGCAGAACACAATTACCCCTGAAGATGCTCTTAACCGTATGGTTACTGATCTGTCTCCAAGAGTGATTACAACTACTGAGTATAGAGATGCACGTGACGGCAGGGGCCCGGAAGAGGTCAAGTACAACAGCAACAATGCTCCTGTAGGCAGATACATTACAGGTAACGTAAACACCAAAGATAATCCACTGTCAGGTAAGTTGTTTTTATCTCGCAAGGATGTTCTTGAGTGGTGTGACAAACAGCGTGTTGACCCCAAGAATATGTTTACTTACGCTCATCAAGCAGGATTTTGGGTTGAGTGGAAAGACAAATTTACTATTGGCAGAGGTACTAAGATAGCTACAGGAAACACACGTTGTATAGTTCTAGACTACGACAAGATGCAAAGTAAGATTGAAACTACACCTAAATTAGTAGTACACACGTTAAAACCTGTGCAATCAAACGACACAGCTGTAAATAATTAGGTTACTATATAGGGGCTAACACTGCCATGTTAGTCTCCTGTGGTAAAACTTACCCCCGCTTCGGCGGGGGTTTTTCTTTAATACTCGATGTATATTCGAAGTATTCCTAGGTCAAATACGATAAATCGTTCCAGTTCTTCTGTCTCGACCATTTCAAATCCAAACATTACACCTTTAATCAAGTACAGATTAATGGACATATATTTTCCTTTAGATGGTTTCTGCAGTTTCAAAAGCTAATAACTTAGCCCGTAATCTTTTAATCTCGGCATCACGTTCTTCTAGCTTTTTAATTAGGTTAGTGTTCATGTCTGCCCACATCTGCAACCCTTCTAGTCGCTCTACATGGTCTTCAAACATCATCTTAAACATACGATCTGATGCTTGCATT